GGGCTCGGATCAGGTAGCAGAGGCCAAGGCTCAGTACGAGAAGGCTGTCAAGGCCAACGGTGGAAAGACCGATCTGGCCGGGCTTGTGAAGCACCTTAAGACTATGACCCCTGAAGGGCAGAACTGATCATGACTGATCGCGATATCTCCAATCTCGACGAAGACACCCAGAAGTACATCCGGGAACTTCGCGAAGAGGCCAAGAACCGTAGGCTTGAGGTTTCGGAACTCACTTCGAAGCTGACGGAACGGGACACGGTTGTTTCTCAGGCTAATACTAAGCTGGATGAACTGACCCAGCGGATCAACGCGGCCCAGGAGATTACGAACAAGTACACCACCCTTCAGGAGGAGCACGCCCAGGCCCTGGCGGCCAGTGCTCAGACGGAGCTTCAGCTAGCGCGGATTAACGCTGCGCGTGCCGCGGAGCTTCCCCTAGATTTCGCGGATCGCCTCCAGGGCGATTCCCCGGATGCGCTCAAGGCTGACGCCGCGGCGTTTAAGCAGTCTCTCGGAAACAGTGGCGTAAGCCACGCTACGGGGGATCGCACCAACACCACCGGCGCGGCTGCTCCACTGACGGAGCACGAGGGCCTGACTCAGGCAATCGCCCGCCACTTTGCTGAACAAGGAGAGTGATCCAGCATGGCTATGCTGACCTCGGGTAGCTTCGTCATTCCTCAGGCTGAGGCTGCCCCCCTGCTGACGCGTTCGCGCAAGGACTCGTTCGTCCTCCGCAACGCTACGCGGGTAACCGTAACCGGATCGGGTGCTACGGTCCCGGTCTTCACCACCGATATCGGTGGCGGATGGGTGAATGAGGGTACATCGAAGCCCATCAACGACGCCGTGATCTCCAACAAGCCAATGACGGTCCGCAAGTGGGCCACCATTGTCCCGGTCACGGAGGAGTCGGTAACCGACCAGAACTCCATGAATCTGCTGGCTGAGATCGTGGCCAACGCTCAGGGTGGTTTCGGTCGCGCCGTCGACCTTCTGGCCATCACGGGCGGCGGAATCGCCGGACAGTCGTACATCAACCAGACCACCAAGGCTATCGAGCTGGGCTCGACGCTCCCGGCCCAGGGTGGACTGTGGAAGGACCTCAACGAGGGCCTGAAGCTTCTGGTGAGCGACACCAGCGCAGGTTCTCCGCGCGCGTGGACGGGATCGACGTTCGACGCCGTGACCGAGCCTCTGTTCAACGAGGCCGTGGACCTGAACGGGCGTCCCCTGTTCACGGACACCATGGTCGGCGAGACGGAGTCGGTACAGCGTTACGGACGTCTGCTCGGCCGCCCGTCGGCTCTGCTCACGCAGGTGAAGCAGGGGACCACGGTTGGTTGGGCCGGTGACTGGAGCCGCGTGTTCTACGGCCTCATCGGTGACATCCGTGTCGACTACGACAACCGCGCCACGATCGTGCGCTCGGGTACCACGATTTCCGCCTTCCAGGACAACCTGGTCCTGGTCCGTATCGAGGCCCGTGTTGGTGTCCTCGTGGCGGACCCGGAGGACTTCGTGAAGTTCACGGACGCAGTTCCGAACAGCTGATCTGACTAGGAGCTAAAATGCAGGTGCGCGCCAAGGCGGGAACTCTGATGAGTGGCCCAACCGAGGTCATGCTTCGAATGATCGCTCAGGGCGCGCAGCCTGTAAAGCTCCGAGAACGACATGTGAATCCGCGCCAGGGCCTGGGTCGAAAGGCCCGGGTCCTGGCCGTGGTTCATGGTTGGATGCCTTACCTTGCCGCTGGTTCTGAGCGCATGCTACAGCACATGCTGGACGCGCTCCCGCGCGACGAGTTCGAGGTTAACATTCTTTCCCTTGGGTATTCGGACGACCGATACACCAAGGATGATTACGTTTACGATGGGATGCCGGTGCACGTCGGGTACGATTCCCCGATCGTCCCGGATATCATCATCACGCATCACGGGCCCGGCGCTCGGGTAGTTCAGGCCTTGGGCCAGGAATTCCCGGACGCCCGCGTGGTCGCGGTCTATCACAACGAGCGTTACGATATCGAAGACATCAAGGCTTTGAACGCTGAGCTGGAAGTCTTCAATACCTGGTGGGTTGGCGGCTCGGTTCGTCGTGCCGGGGCCGCGGGTCTCAGTGGGCTGGAAAAGGACATTATCGTCGTTCATCCGCCTCTGGAAGTAGAACGTCATCTGGTCGAGGAGACCGGGTCCTCGGTTGCCCTGGTGAATCTCCAGGAGAACAAGGGCGTGCACGTGTTCCAGGAACTGGCACGCCGAATGCCGGACGTGAGGTTCTTGGGTGTTGAGGGCACGCACGGGACTCAGGAGCGACCCAAGATTCACAACGTTGAGTACATGCCCGTAACTCAGGACATGCGTGACGTGTGGCGAAAGACCCGGGTCGTGCTCATGCCGTCGGGGTACGAATCGTATGGCATGGTTGCCGCTGAGGCGCAGGTGAACGGAATCCCTGTTATCGCGAATCCAACGTTCGGCCTCCAGGAATGCCTGGGCCATGCCGGGATCTTCATTCCGCGCGAGAACATCGACGATTATGAGCGGACCCTCCGGCTTCTGCTAGAGGACCGCAAGCACTACCAGGAGAGGTCGGATACGGCCCGTCTTCGGGGGCAGGAACTAGCCGCCCAGACCAAGCGCGAATTGGCACGCTTCGTGAAGGAAATGAGGAGGCTGTCATGACCGTTGCTACTGCCGTGGATGTTCAGACCCGCCTGGGCCGAGACCTGAATACCGCCGAAGAGGCGCAGGTTACCGCCTACCTGGAAGACGCCGAGTCCGCGATTCTGTCCAAGCTTCCGGACGCGGTGACGAAGGCCGGTACCGATGCCGTGTACGCCAAGAACCTGAAGTCCGTGGAGATCTCGATCACGCTTCGTGCGGCTCGGCTCACGGACGCAGTACAGGCCGCGTACCCGAACACCGAGGACTGGCAGACCCAGCCCGGGTACAGCCGGGCCAATGTCACGGTTCTCGATTCCGAGTGGCGTAAGCTTGGGCTTCGCTGGTATTCCTCGTTCAACCTGGGCCCCGATCCTACGGTCATTCCCCCAGGCTGGTACCCGGACATGAATCCGTGCGCCGGTCCTTGGTGGGTAATCGGGGAGGACTGATGGAAAAGATCAGGCTATTCAAGGGCCTGGAACGAGCGATTGCTCATTCGGATGATGTTGAGGGGATCCTCGGAGACTTCGCATTCGAGATCACGGGCCGTGCCCGAGCCAACCTGGCCAGGCACCACAAGCAGGGAACCCATAAGGTAACTCAGGATAAGGGCTCGGTTGACCACTTCGTTAACCTTGAGGGCCCGGCTGCTCTGGCCGTTGAAAACGGCTGGCACAAGAAGGACGGAACCTTCGTTCGCGGACTGAACATTCTGAAGGGGGCCATTCTATGACCCTCATCGACCCGGTCCGGGTAACCGTGGAACTGCTCAAGGGCCTGGGGTGGGATGCTCATCCGGACGGCGAGGCAGAAGCGGCTAACATCTCCAAGAACGCTATTTCCAGCCCAGCTTACGTATGGGTCGAGGAAATGCCTTCGGGCACGACTCCGCATATTCGGTATTCGGACAGGCCCACGATCCAGGTAGTGGTGTACTCGAACGCTGGTATTTTCGAGGCTACGCGCCTTGCTAGGAAGGTCTCGACTGACCTCCTTGAGTCAGTGGGTGTTCCCGGTTCCGATGGCGGGATTCACCGTGTGCTCACACTCATTCGCCCGGGTAGGCAGGATTTGCCTGGGATCCCTCCGGGCGTCGGACGAGCCGTAGCCCAATATGAACTAGTGCTGAGTCGTGAGGAATCATGGCTTGTGTAAACTGTGGGCAAGTTCGCAAAATTCAAGCAAGGCAGCTCTGTCGTAGGTGCTACAGCAACTTGTGGTACGCGGGCAGGTTGGATGAGTTTCCGAAATACCAGTCTGAGGGGTGGGTTATACCCTCCGGGTACCGCATGGTGCCGGTGAACGGCAAGCCTGTCCGGGAACACCGAGTGGTAATGGAGCGACTAATCGGTCGTCCGCTTCGTGAAGACGAAAACGTCCACCACAAAAATGGCAACAAGGCCGATAACCGCCCCGAGAATCTAGAGCTGTGGGTGACCTCTCAGCCTCCCGGCCAAAGGCCGGAAGATCTTTGCGAGTGGGCAAAAGAAATTCTGCTCCGGTTTGAGCCGGACGCTCTAGCAAAGGATGTGACACACAGTGACCCTAAATGACAATGGGTACTTCCTTGTATCCCGAACGGTGCTGTACACCGCACCCGTGGACACCGCGGCGCCTAGCGCCGCATCCCTCGATTCTCCGGGCGTAGCCTGGACCATCCTGGGCCACATCGGTGATGAGACGGCGCAGGGAAACGTGGCCTTTACCCGTGAGGGTGGGGACGTGACCACCAAGGGTTCCATCACCAAGAAGGCTATTCGCCAGGTGGTTCAGGCCGTAGCCACCGGATTCGACGTCGACGTTACCCAGTTCACGCGTGAGGTTATCGCGCTGTACGTAGGAACCACGGGCGGGTCGACGGCTGGAGTCTTCGCAGTGGAAGGCCAGTACGATGGTCAGGCCACGGAGACCGCGGCTCTGGTCGTATGGGAGGATGGCACCAAGCGTGTCGCCCTGTACGCGCCCCGCGTTTCCTGGACGGGCCGTGACAACATCACGACCGACTCGATCGAGGACGCAATCGCGGTTCCTCTCCACGCGGCATTCCTGGACTCCAACACCATCGTTGGACCGAACGCGAAGCCGCTTCGTTACGACTGGATCTCGCCTACGCTCATGCCTCTGAGCTGATCCAGAACCAAGCTCCCCGGGGCTCGTGCAGAGTCATGGCTGTGCGGGCCCCGGGGATTTCCATGACGCTAAGGAGTGAATGACATGACTGCAATTGCAGAACTGCGCAAGAAGGCCGCTGAGAAGTTCGAGGGCTTCGAGGTAGAGTTCGAGACGGACACGGTTCGGCTCAAGAATCTGCTCGCCCTGGACGAGAAGGAAACGGCCAACTTCAACGCTACCCAGAAGTTTCTGACCGAGCTGGACGAGAGCGATGAAGACTCGGACGTGGACAAGTACCGCGCCCAGCTTGTTGACTGCCTGGTTTCCGTGGCGGAAGACAAGCGTAAGGCCCGCAAGCTTCTGGGCCATGAGTCCGTCGCCCTGCTCATGGTCATTCTAGAGGAGTACGGCGCATCGATCGCCGAAGCCACGAAAAGCGAAGGCGCTGAGTGATCTCCTAGAAGATTACGAGGGGCCACTGACAGCGGACTTCCAGCGGGTTTACGGACTGCGTCTGGAGTCCGCTGTTCAGGAAAG